AGAGGCTACACACAAAGCCCGGCAGGATCGTTACCGTAATGCCAGTACCAGTAATTAATGCGGTTATCAATTTTGGTACAGGCCCATCCACGGCACAAGCCTTCATAATTGGCGAAGGTATTTTCGGCACAAACGTATTGGCCGATTCAGCATCTTTAATTGTGGATGTATCTAATGTAGTAAATAGCGTTAATATCAAACGCGGTCGATCAGCCACAGCCGATGAATTTCAAACTGGCACAATGACCCTACGCATAGTAGATCAAAATGGAGATTTCAACCCACAAAACTCATCTAGCCCGTATTACACCTATTTAACGCCTATGCGTAAGGTGTCAATATCAGCTACTTATAATGGCGTTACCTATCCGATGTTCAGCGGATTTATTACCAGCTTTACAACCACTACGCCGCGTAATGCTAATGATGTTGTATATACCGATATATCAGCTGTAGACGCTAGTCGTTTAGCCCAAAACGCCCAGATCAGTACAGTTACGGGTGCGGCCGCTGGCGATCTAAGCGGTACAAGAATTAACCAAATCCTAAATACTATTGGCTGGCCATCATCCATGCGTGACGTAGATACCGGCCTAACGCAACTGCAGAACGATCCAGGTACTGCCCGTACAGCCCTAGCAGCTTTACAGACTGCAACAAATAGCGAGTACGGCGCAATATATGTAAACGCCGCTGGTTCGTGGACTTTTCAAGATAGAACTGTCACCGTTGCAAGCGTGGCAGGCACACCTACAGTATTTAACGATAACGGTACAGATATTGGATATGCCAATGCCGTATGGCGATTAGATGACACCCTTGTATTTAACCAAGCCAATATAACTAGGACAGGTGGCACCGTTCAATCAGCTGTAAATTCGGCCAGCGTTGCCAAATATTTTGCCCATACTTATAACCAACAAGATTTATTAATGCAGACCGATCAGGTCGCGTTGGATTATGCCCGTGCCTACGTTGCCAGTCGCGCAGAAACCAGTATCCGATGCGATGCTATTGAACTCGATCTATACACCGCTAATTATAACAATGGCATAACAGCGGCGTTATCGCTTGATTTCTTTGACCCGGTAACTATTACTACTAACCAGCCTGGTAGTTCGACACTAACTAAAACGTTACAGGTATTCGGCGTGGCACATACGGTTACACCTAACAAATGGCGCACAGTATTTACTACACTTGAGCCAGTCATAGACGGCTTTGTAATCGGATCTAGCACTTATGGAGTTTTAGGACAAAATGTACTTTCATACTAAGAGGAGTAAATAAATGGCTACAGGGTTTCCAGCGGTCACAGGTGACGTTTTAACTAGCGGCATGTTTAATGGCTTAGTGGCCTTTACGCTTAATGCCCAAACAGGCACTACTTATACAGCGGTATCTACCGATCAGTATCAAACGCTGGTTACCATGTCTAACGCATCGGCTAACGCTTTCAAGATACCTACAAATGCATCGGTGCCGTTTGCCGTTGGTACAGTAATTACCGTGTTAAATATTGGCGCAGGCGTTTGTACTATTTCAGCTGTAACTAGCGGCACTACTACCGTGTTAAGTGCCGGGGCTACTGCCGCATCTCCAACGATTGCGCAATACAAATCTGCAGCTTGCATCAAGGTTGCTACAGATATTTGGTACGTTGTAGGTGCAATCGTATAATGCTCAATACAATTACAGCCATTTATGGCGATGGTACGGGCGCGGTGCCAGGTGACTATGAAAGCATCGCTACCGTTACCGTAGGTGCTGGCGGTGCTGGCTCAGTATCCTTTAGTTCAATACCGACTACTTACCAACATCTCCAAATTCGTTGGATAGCTAGAGGTTCTGCATTGGCTGGCCTTTTTTGGACATTTAACAGCGATACAGGTGCTAACTATGCGCGCCAGCGAATAAGTGCAGACGGTACAAGTGCATCTACATCGGGTTTAGCAAGCCAAAATAATATTTATACGGTTGCATCGTGGGGTATTCCTAACGGCGCATCGATCTTTGCAGGTGGCGTTTATGATTTATTAGATTATGACGATACAAATAAGTATAAAACTTTAAGAGGTTTAGCAGGCCAAGATTCTAATGGTTCTGGCGGTGTTGAATTGGTATCAGGTTTATGGATGAATACTGCCGCTGTTAATGCCATTACAGTTACCCCTAATACGGGTACTTTTCAGCAATATTCACAGTTCGCGCTATACGGGATTAAGGGTTAATCATGGCTATTACTTATGAAAAGATCGCTACTAATACCCTTGGATCAGCTGTTGCTACCGTGACATTTTCCAGCATACCTGCTACTTACACAGATATAGTTTTAATAACTACCGTACCGGGTTTTACTGGCGGCAATAACTCACGCGGTTATCGCTTTGAGTTAAACGGCGATACAGGCACAAATTATTCATGCACCCAATTAAACAATAGTACAACTAGCGTTGTATCTAGTCGGGAATCATCACAGACTAGAGGCCGAATAGGTTTTTTATCTGAAACTACTGGGGATAATTCTAACGGCATAGCTCAATTTATGAATTACTCAAATGCTACAACTTACAAGACTGTTTTAGGCAGAACGTCAAATCAAAGTTCTAACGGGGATGCTAATGTTTTTGCAGGGGTTTCCTTATGGCGTTCTACAGCTGCTATTAATCAAATTAAATTATCGCTATCTGATAACACTAATTTTCCTATTAATTCTACCTTTACCTTATATGGAATTAAGGCGGCATAATGGCTACTTATATTAAGATCGCATCTAATACTGTTGGGGCTGGCGGTGTTGCCAGCGTTACCTTTTCTAGCATTTCTAGCACTTATACTGATTTAATTTTATTTTCTAGTATTCGCTGTTCTACAACAGAGGATACCGCCTATCTGCGTTTCAATAATGATTCCGCTGGTAATTATTCTTATCGCCGAATAATTGGAGATGGTACGACCGTTTCTTCATCATCGGCTACTGCGCAAGCACAATTAGCATTACAATTTATGGCACAAAGTAATTACACCGCAAGCACTTTTAGCAATAATATGGTTTATATTCCAAATTACGCTGGCAGCAACGTTAAATCTGCCTCTTTTGATTGTGTCAATGAAACCAATGCTAGTAATCCACGCATGCTATTAGCGGCTGGTTTATGGAGTGGTACGGCTGCAATTAACAGATTAGATTTAATTCCTGGTCTTGGCAATTTTGCTCAATACTCAACCTTTACCCTGTACGGAATATCTAACGCTTAGGAGATAAGAAAATGGCAGATACAAAGATCGAAATTAATTGCGCTACAGGCGAGGTTATTGAAACCGAACTAACAGCCGATGAAGTAGCGGCGCGCACAGCTGAGGCAGCGGCATACGCTAAAGCCGAGGCAGATCGCGAGGCAGAAGCAACAGCCAAGGCAGCTGATAAGGCTGCACTATTGGCCAAGTTAGGCATAACAGCCGATGAAGCGGCTTTATTGTTGGGATGACAGCCACAAGCTATAACGGCTGGCCTGCATCTAAAGATGTTGAGTCGATCCGTATCAAGTCTTACGCGATCAAAAGCAGCCATGTAAAGCTGCGCTGTGCCTATTTTGCTGCACCCTTATTGGTTGCGTTTGCTGAGCAGTTCAATGAACTGATTGAGCCGATCGATGCCGGTGCAGATGACTGGGGTTATTGCTACCGCATGGTACGCGGAACTACCGACAAACTAAGTAACCACAGTAGCGGTACGGCTATTGATCTAAATGCATCTAAACATCCTTTAGGTAAGGCTGGTACATTTCCAGCTGAAAAGGTGCCAATGATCCAGGCATTAGCTCGTAAATACGGCCTAACCTGGGGCGGCGATTACCGCAACCGTAAAGACGAAATGCATTTCGAAATAGCACAAGACCCAGTAAAAACAGCCAAACTAATAGAGAAGTTAGGATTAAGTTATGCCGACTAGCGCGCAAGTATCAGTAGCAGCAACAGCTACAGTAATCGTTGCAGCAAGCAATTTTGATCAAACCGTAAACCTACATAATTTAGGTGGCGGTGCAATCTATTTAGGTGGTGCTAACGTTACTACAGCCAATGGATACAAGTTTGATAACGGCGATAAACTAACCGTAACGGTTGGAGATCATGAGGCGTTATACGGTATTACTGCGACTGGTACTCAAACTGTTGCAGTATTATCACAAATTAACTAAGGGCATTTAGGAGAAAATCCCATGAAGGAACAAGCTAAGGCCGCTGGCCTTTCGTATCTACGCGCTGCGTTTAGCTGTGCAGCTGCGCTTTACATGTCCGGTATTACAGATTACAAAACACTAGGCAACGCGTTCATCGCTGGACTATTGGGGCCATTATTGCGCGCCATGAATCCTAACGATCCTACTTTCGGCGTTAAGTAATGACGGCCGCCCAGTCGCTTTTAGCGATCGCCATAGCAATCTGCACCCTTATTGGGTTTGCGGCTGGGCTGGTACGCCATCTTGTTAAGTATTACCTAGCTGAATTACGGCCAGATGGCAACGGTGGCCATAACCTACGCGGCCGTGTCGATCGCATCGAGGCTAAGGTCGATAGCATTTATGAGATGTTACTACAGCGTTAGGGCGTGTCGGTTATTGACCGCTGTCATACCCAGGCTTTACCCTTCATTTACACGTTAGGCAGGGCTACCTAATTCGGTGTAGCACGGCTTAACCCAAACAAGGGCAAAGTAAATGGATATAGAAAAAGTAGCATTACTGGTTTTAATCGTAAGCGTTGCATGGTTTCTAGTGGGTTGGTCGGTTGGTTACAAGGAAGGCATTAAAGACGGCTTTAATCGTGGCCGCGCTGCAGGTTTAAGAGCTGCGTTTAATACAGCTAAAGAGATCGTTAAAAACTCATGAGTTTCGATCTAAGTTCATACGAGGATGTAAATGCCAGGATCAAACGCTTTCGCACCGAGTTTCCATCGGGTCGCTTAATTGCTGTAATTGAAAAAGAGGATTTAACCGCTGGATGGTTATTAATCCGAGCAGAGGCGTACCGAGAATACGAGGATGAGAAGCCAAGCGCAGTAGATTACGCCTATGGCAACGTAGCAAACCTGCCGCACAATATGAAAAAGTGGCTAGTAGAGGACACAACCACATCGGCCTACGGGCGTGTTATAGGTTTGCTATCACCTAGTGATAATGCACGGCCTACGCGGCAGGATATGGAGAAGGTAGCGGCTCAGCCTGCAGTAGAGGTTGATCTATGGGCTACTGCTACACCTGCGGTAAAGGTTGATGGTGTTGGTAGTGTGCGCCCAGCTGCAGAAACTATTGCAGACATTAAAGCGCAATTAGGCGGCGAGATCGTAGATGCTGCGCCTATCTGCTCACACGGCCGTATGGTTTACAAGGAAGGCATAAGCCCTAAGACTGGGCAAAAATACCGGGGCTATACCTGTAGCAGTAAATCACGCAGCGACCAGTGCAAACCAATATGGCTATAACTGAGATGGCGCAGATAGTCCAAGTAATCTTAGATCGATCGCAGGAGTTACAGGCTGCAGCTAGTGGGTTTGCCCGTAGCACAGGCGAGAAGGCTAATACGCCCGACCATGCTGGCCGCTATAACACTAAGATCAATTTTCATGAGTTCGTAGCCGAACATAGTGAAGCTGCAGGGGCTGAGATCGCAGTCGCGCAGTACATGGGTATCCGTAACTTTACGCCTACTGTAAATACTTTCCATGATGAAGCCGATATAACACTAGGTAATCTAGGCTTTGAAGTTAAGTGGACTAAATACATAAATGGGCATTTGATCATCCATAAGGATTACCCACGTTTAACCGATGTGGCGATCCTGGTAGTAAATAAATCACCTGTTTATCAGATCATTGGCTGGATGCCCGTTGTGTGGGCTAAAAAGGCTAAGTATTACAACCCTGCAGACGGCAACTTTTGGATATCTCAACGTGAGCTATTCGAGATGGATACATTAAGGAAGTCCGTATATGGCATTACTGAGGATTAACTGCCGTGTTTGCGCCAAGATAGGTAGCGGCATGCAAACGCACAAAATCGTAGATGAATTCATTGACTTGCCGCCTAACGTAGTTTGCGTTCAATGTTTAGGTTGTGGCGTTATGGGCATAGAGATGCTATTAGATACCGAAAGGATGCCTGATACAGATGCCTAGTTACTTATATCGTTGCGATCAATGCGGCGGCGAAACTGAGATGAATCACCCGGTAAATACACACGGCGATAGCAGTCCATTGTGCTGCAGCTACCCAATGATACGCGTGTTTAGCGCGCCATCGATCATATTTAAGGGAACTGGATGGGGTAAAGATAAATGAATCATCAAGAATTTAAACAAATAGTTAGATCACTGAGGTTAGTTGCTGAATTACATACACCGCAAGAAATTACGCTACCTGATGGTTCATGGGGCGTTAATTGCGAACATTGTGATGGTTATGTTTATCCGTGTAAAACAATGGTATTAGTAGCTGATGGGATGGGCGTATGTCTAACAAACGAAATAAAATAGAGTTTTACACTATTGTGGATAGCGGTGTGTATAACGCATGCTGTGACTCAATACAGTTTAAATATGTGTGCATAACCTGTGGACAAAACGCAGGCTGCTATTTCTGTAAATTTAACCCGGATGAAAAGCATGATTGCGATGAGTAGCGACACGCCCAAGACACCGCGTAAATTCAAATGGATTTGGTGGGGCATGATACAATCTAGTCTTGTAATAGCATCTATTAATAATGCTTATGCTATTAATAATAATGATATAGAGAAAGAAAAATATAAATTATATTCTCATATCAAACTAACTAACAGTAGGCAATACCTATGTTTAGAGAAACTTTGGCATTTAGAGTCACGATGGAATCCATTAGCTGATAACAAATACAGTAGTGCTTATGGAATACCACAGCTATTAAAACTAAAGACTAAAGACCCTTATAAGCAGATAGATGCAGGCCTTATCTATATTGCTAAACGTTATGGCACACCATGTAAGGCCTTGGCTCATCATTTAAAGACTGGGCATTACTAATGGCTAAGCGAGGCGATCCACGGTTATCGGGTAAGTACCGGGCAATACGGGTACGGGTGCTACATCGAGATAACTACGTTTGCTATTACTGCGGTGGTGATGCTAACCAGGTAGATCATGTTGTGCCTATAGCCAAGATGGGTGATCCTATGGACATGGATAACATGGTCGCAGCTTGTAAGCGTTGCAACGTAGCCAAGGGTGATCGATCTCAAGGCGTTTTTTTAGCCAAAGCCGCTACCCCCCCTGCCTCTCCCGACCTTCTCTCTCCTATCACGGCCAGTTCGGGCCTTGCAGGGCCCTTTGAAGGTCAGCCAAAGCCATCGTGGAATTAGTCATAGACAATGTGCCCAAGCGCAAAACTGGGGCAAAGAAAAAAAAGCTCCTGGGAGTAACAAAACCCCGGATCATGAGCCCAAAATTAAAGGGCAAAACTTATGGACCGCAATTTGGAGAATTTTGCAAAAAAGTGGGGTATGAGCTTATGCCTTGGCAACAATACTGCGCAAATGATTTTCTGACTGTGGATAATGCAGAAATGTGGCGGCGTAAGAGCATTATGTTGCTCCTGTCCAGGCAGCAGGGTAAAACTACGCTAGCTGCGCTATTGATCCTTTTTCACCTCTTTGAAATGAAGGCCATGTCCATCATTGGCATTTCATCGCATCGCAATATGGCCAGGGATACATTTGACCGGGTAGCACTCATCATTGAGCAAAATGAATGGTTAGCCTGTCAAGTCAAGCCCAATGGCAAGGGCAACCTAGCATCGCGCAATAATGGCATGGAAAGCATCCAATTAAAAAATGGGGCTAAGTATGAAATCTGCGCGGCTACGGCCGATGGCGCGCGAGGCAAATCTGCCGATGTGTTATTCATCGATGAGCTTGCATTCGTTTCAGAGGAGGCTTGGGCCGCTGCCAAGCCGGTAACTAGAGCGCGGCCTAATGCAATGACAATTTTGACCAGTTCAGCAGGTTGGGCAACATCTACAGTGCTCAATGATTTACGAGATAGGGCGATGAGTTATCCAGCCCCTACTTTGGGTTGGTATGAATACAGTGCCCCGGCGATGTGCAAGATGGACGATCGTGCAGCTTGGGCGATGGCAAATCCTGCCTTGGGCTATACAGTCACAGAGGAAGCGATTGCAGAGGCATTCAGTACGGATAATCACGACACATTTAGGCGAGAAACTTTAGCTCAATGGGTTACTAGCCTTTCAAGCCCTTGGCCCGAAGGATCATGGCAGGCTTGCAGCGATAGCACTTTAACAATGGGGCCAGGGCCCAATACATATTTTGCATTGGATAAAGGTATTTCAAAACGCACAGCATCCCTTGTGGCAGGTCAAATTTTGCCCGATGGTAGGATTGGTGTTGCTCTGTTAGATACATGGAGTGCAGATCATGTTGTGGATGATTTGACAATTGCTGCCAAAACTAAAGAGTGGGCTGATAAATACCGGCCAACTATGATTTGTTTTGACCATTTTGCTACCGCATCAATTGCGGCAAGATTGACAGCATCCGGGCAAAATATGGTTGATGTATCAGGCACAGCTTTCTACCAAGCTTCAGGTGATTTGCTCAATTGCATTGTGGCTAAAAAATTGGTGCATTCTGGTCAATTAGAGCTCAATACCCAAATGGAAGCATGTGCAGCTAAAAACTCGGATAATTCTTGGCGTATCGTGCGAAGGGCCAGCGCAGGAGATGTGTCCGGGCCAATTTCACTAGCCATGATTGTCCACAAAATGCTAGAGCCAGTGTCAACGCCAATGGTCATTGCAGGTTAGACACGCCGATGAATCCCAAATGTCCTCAATGTCCGTTTTGAGTGATATGGGGCTATTATTGGCACCATGGGTATATTGTCTGCATTGCGGCTAGTCAAGGATGCACCCGATACATTACAGAATCAATACGCCCCGGCAGTAATGAACGGAACCTATGGTGTTGGTTCTTTTGGAGATTATGCAACTGGATTTGATTACTCATCAATTGATTTGAGCAGTGCACTCCAGGTGCCCACGGTTTCAAAATGCAGGCAATTGATTTGCGGCACAATTGCAGGGATTCCATTATCACTTTACAACAAGCGCACCGGTGAGGAGTTAGGTAATCCCATTTGGCTAGATCAACCTGATATCCGGCAACCGCGTAGTGTCACAATTGCATATACAGTTCAATCTTTACTTTTCAATCAAATTGCATATTGGGAAGTTTGCGCTACCTATTCCGATGATGGCAGGCCTGCACGATTTGCATGGGTATCTAATGAGCGCGTGACACCAAAATTAAATTCGCGCAATACTGAAGTTGAATATTACACAGTCGATAATGAAGTGCGCCCCATGTCAGGTTTGGGAAGTTTAATCACATTTCAGTCACTTCAACCTGGTGTGCTCGCAACCGGCGGCCGTACTATAAGGGCAGCGTTAGATTTAGAAAAAGCAGCTGCAATTGCTGCGCAAACGCCAATCCCAAGTGGGTATTTGAAAAATTCCGGGGCTGATCTTCCTGAAGCACAAGTGCAAGGAATTCTTGCCGCATGGAAGGCTGCTAGAAATTCACGGGGTACCGCATATTTGACTAGCACGCTGGATTATTCCACAACATCATTTTCACCTAAAGACATGATGTACTCAGAGGCAAAACAAGATTTGAGCACCGAAATTTGCAGATTGATGAATGTGCCGGCATACATGGCCTCATCTGATGCAAATAAATCAATGACATATCAAAATGTGCTTGACGCACGCAAAGAATTTTATGCGTACACTTTGGCTCCTTATGTGTGTGCCGTGGAGGATCGCCTCAGTATGGATGACATAACAAATGCAAATAATGTAGTGCGTTTTGCAAGTGATGAAACATTCTTGCGCGCGGATGCACCTGCACGGCTTGCAGTGATTGAAAAAATGCTGGCACTTAATCTCATCACTTTGGATCAAGCCAAAGCAATGGAGGACTTATCACCGAATGGAGATGCATCATGAAATTAACATTTAGTACGCCAATACAGGCAGCCGATACTGAGAGGCGCATGATTACCGGCACAATCATGGAATATGGGGCAACTGGTCAAACATCAGCTGGCCCTGTTGTATTTGAGCAGGGATCCATTCAAATGCCATCGGCAAGTCGCATAAAATTATTGGCACAACATAATGCCAATGATCCCATTGGCCGTGCTCAATCATTTAGCAGCCAGGGCAATTTCATCTATGGATCGTTTAAGATTTCAAACAGTAGCAAGGGTACAGATTATTTGACCCTTGCAGCGGAGGATTTAGTCAGCGGGCTTTCCGTTGGTGTTGAGGTCATCTCATCACTACCCAAAGACGATTACCTCCTAGTGACTAGCGCACGGCTCGTTGAGGTCAGTCTTGTAGAATCTCCGGCATTCGAAAATGCGATAGTCACCAGTGTTGCCGCAAGCACAAGCGAAGCGGAGCAAGTACCAACCAACCCACAAACAGAAAGCGAGGCAGTCATGACGACAGCCCCAGAAACAACAGCCCCAGAACCTGAGGCAGAGGCTCCAGTTGTGGAAGCCTCTCGCCCAGTTATTTCAGCAGGTTACATGGTGGGAGAAGTGCGCTCACCAATTAAGACACAAGCACAATATATGGAGCACACAATCAAAGCCACATTAGGCAGCGATGTATCCCGTGATTATATCCGTGCAGCAGATGGACAAGCACGCAAAATCGAAGCGGCAAACGATTCATTCACCACTAACCCAGCATTTTCTCCAACAATATTCTCACCAACAGTTATTGACACATCACTGATGGTGCGCCCAACAATTGACGCGCTCGGTGGTGCTCGCGCACTATCAGCATCGGGCATGACAATCTCACATCCAAAAATCACAACTAATGCGACAATTTCAACCGTTGCAGAAGGTCAATCAACGGCTGCGACTCAGATTGTAAGCGCGTATGTAAATGCCACAGTTGTAAAACTGGCCGGCACACAAATTATGTCAACAGAATTGTTGGATAGATCTGAACCATCATTCTATGCAGCAATGTATGAAAACTGCTTGCGCGCGTACGCTAAGGCATCAGATGCAGCAGTTATCGCCGAGATTGTCAGCGGAGGAACATTGTGCGCAACAACAGTGGCAGCAAGTGCCACTGGTGTACAGCAATTTGTTGGCGCAGCTGCTCCAGCAGTATTTGCCGCAACTGGTGAGTTAGCCTCTGCATATATTGCAGGTACTTCACAATGGTCATTGCTCATCAATGCACAAGATGGTTCAAATCGACCAATCTATGCAGCAGCCCAGCCACAAAATGCATCAGGTGTTTCAACACCTAACTCAATCCGTGGAAATATCCTTGGGTTAGATTTGTATGTGGACCCTTATATGGTTGCAACAACAATTGATGACAGCGCATTCGTAGTTGCTAAGTCAGCAATCTGCATTTATGAATCCCCCAAATTGACGCTTTCCGTCAATGTGGTTGCCACCGGTGAAATTTCTGTACTACTTTACGGATATTTTGCGACTAAAACATTAGTTTCAGGCGGCCTACAACGCTTTAACCTCACCTGATAAAACCCTAAGCCGCTTGCAGGGTTAGGAGGCCCTGGCCCTGCAAGCCTTATCAAATGAAAGGATGATGATGGCCGCGACATATACGACAATGCAAGAGTTGCGCGACTCACTTGGAATTGGCACCCTGTACACGGATCCAACAGTTGAAGAATGTTGCCAGACTGCCCAAGATCTCATCAATTCATTTCTTTGGTTTAACACTGCGCCTGTTGTGGCTACAGGTCGCGCATCTAATGTTGCAACTGTTGTTATTGCTAGTCCTGGACAATTCGTAACTGGTCAATTAATAACCATTACTAATTCAGGTTCAGGCTATAACGGCAATAAAACAATTACTGGCACGGGCCCGTATGCAGTCACCACCACCACAGTTTTCTTGCCTAGCCGTTACAACTATCCAATGGGATATCAGTACATCCAATTTGCTAGTGTGGCAGCTGATGATCCCATGCATTTGGTTCAGCCTTACGGCACCATGGCAGGCCCGGATGATAAACAAACCTCATACGCGGCAACAGCGGCAATTAGGTCTGCCAGCCTCATGCTGGCCACAAACATTTGGCAATCCCGTCAAGCCACTCAAAATGGCGGCATGGGCATTGATGGATTTGCGCCAAGTCCTTTCAGAATGTCAAACACATTGATGGCATCGATTAGGGGATTGCTTGCGCCATATCTGAATCCCAGCGCAATGGTTGGATGAGCGATGCCGGTAGCACTTACAACACTGCGCACAACGATAGCAACGGCCCTAGCCAATGCCGGTGTGTGGAGCACTTTCTCATTTCCACCGTCAGTAATTCTTGCCAATTCAGTGATAGTTGCGCCAAGTGATCCATACCTTGTGCCTAGTAATAACTCTCAGGCTTCAATTAGTTGCATGGCCAACTTCAAAATTATTATGACCGTGCCATATCTGGACAACCAAGGCAACTTAAATGGCATTGAATCTACCATTGTGGCCGTATTTAATAAACTTGCATCATCATCAATAGTGTTCAACATTACCGGGGCAAGTGCCCCATCCCTGTTGGATGCTCCCAGTGGGCCCATGCTCACATCCGATTTCTCAATCACAGTCCTAACCACTTGGTCATAAGGAGATAAACATGAGCGATACAAACGCAGAAAATTTGGCTTGGCTTATCAAGGTTGGCCAAATCAAAGACCCAAAAGAGGCTGCTAAGCCAACGACAACAGAAAAAGAGGAAAACTAAATGGCAATTTATCTAAATAATAATGTTGGCGTGAAACTTGCACCCCTTGCAACGCCAACTGTTCCATCGATTGATATTTCATCCTATGTAAGCGCAGTAACTTTGACGCAATCATTTGATGAAATTGAAGTCACAGCAATGGGCGATTCTGCACATAAATTTGCAAAAGGATTGCAAGCCGCAACACTTACGATCGACTTTTTCAACGACTGGGCAGCGGCTCAAGTCATGGCTACTTTGGGAACGGCTTGGGGAACAACTATTGCTGTTTCAATGATTACTGGCAGTGGTTCAACACCATTGACAGTTTCAGCAACCAACCCGACATTTCAATTTTCAATTCTTGTAAATAACCTAACACCAGTTGGCAATGGCGGCGTTGGAGATGAAGCGGCATCTAGTTTGTCCTTCACAGTCAACACAGTAGTTACTCAATCATCATCCACTCCATTCTAAGGATAAAAACATGGCACGCTTAAAAATCACCAGGGCCTCTGGGGATGTGATTGTGCAAATCACCCCAGTGGTTGAAGTAGCCTTTGAAAAGTACGCAGGCTCAGGAATTCACAAAAGATTTCGTGATACGGAATCCCAGACAGATATTTACTGGCTTGCCCACAATTGCCTTCAGCGCGTTGAAGTCATCCCTCCATTTGGAGATGAATGGCTCAACACTTTGATTGCTGTTGAAGTTATGGATGATGAACCTGTAAAAAAATAGATCGGGACAGCCTCACCTATCTAGTGGCCTCACTAGCGGTGGAGATGCATCTAAGTCCAAATGAAATCCTTGCGATGGATGAGAGGATGTTCCAGGCAGTATTGCAAGTGTTTAATGACCGAGCAAAGGAGCGAGCAATTGCCACTAGACATCACAGGCGTTGAGTCTACTTTGAAGGCCATGCGCAAATTCGATAGGGATTTAACTAAAGAGATGAACAAAGACATCAAGGCCGTCATGCTTGGCATCCGCGATAAAGCACGCGCAGATGTTCCCATTGGATTCCCCACTTACCTTCGGGGCTGGGAAAAGCGCGGCAAGGTACAGAGTCAAGCCGTGTTTAACACAAGTGGGCGCGTGCGCAAATTTCCACTCTTTGACACGGCAGAGGTCACAGCTGGGATTGTCTATCGCCAAGGCAAAAGCCGCCAAAATAAACAGGGTTATCGCGCTCAGTATTATGTGCGCAACAATTCACCAGCAGGTGCCATCTATGAAACTGCCGGGCGCGTACAGCCTGGCCAACAAGGTCGATCTAATAACCCACAGGCAGGCCAATTATTTATTGGCGCAATGGGTTCACTTTACGGCAAGGGCCCAGAGCGCGGCAGATTGATATTTAAGGCATGGGAGCAGGATCAAGGCAAGGCAACTTTAGCCGTGGCCAAGGCCATTGATAAAGCCGTCAATACCTTTAACGCTGTTGGCGGTGCTGGCAATCAGGCAAGTTATGTAGCGGTGGCATAGTGCCCAATTTATTAGTCACAGCCACCACTAGATATGATCCCAAGGGATTAAACAAAGCCAAGAAGGACATCAAAGGCTTTGACAAATCAATCAAATCATTAGGCAAGGCATTCGCCGGTGTATTTGCAGCCCAAAAGGTATTGGCATTTGGCAAGGCATCAGTCAAGGCATTTGCAGCTGATGACAAAGCCGCAAGGATGTTGGCCAATACGCTCAACAATGTTGGCGCGGCCTACGCTGCAACTAATGTTGAGGATTTTATTGCCAAATTACAAAATGCCACAGGGGTCCTTGATGATAGTTTAAGGCCAGCCTTGCAAATTTTATTGACGGCCACCGGTGATGTGACTAAATCGCAAGATGCATTGGCCTTAGCCCTAGATATCAGTCAAGCCACCGGCAAGGATTTAAGTGCAGTGAGCACGGCATTAGCCAAAGGATTCCAAGGAAATACCACTGCATTGAGCAAAATGGGTGGGGCTGTATCAAAGGCAACTTTGGCCACAGGCGACATGAACAAAATCACAGCTGAATTAACGGCCAAATATAAAGGGTCTGCGCTGACAGCGGCGGCAGGTTATTCAGGACAAATGGACAAATTGGCCGTGGCATCAGCAAATGCCAAAGAGATTATTGGTAAAGGTCTGCTCAATGCTTTAACATTACTTGGCGGCGAAGGTGGCATAGGTTCAGTAACCAAAGCGATTGAAAACCTTGGAACAGGATTATCCGAAGCCATTGTGTCTACTGCCAAGTTAATTAAAGAATTGCAAAAGATGCCTATAGTCGGTAGTTATTTGAACAGAATGCTTACTAATCCTTTAGGTTTGCCTAGTAATATGGTTGCTTTTGGGCAAGGTGGTCTTATTGATCAATACAGGGGTTATGGCAGAAGCACGGTCAAAACTGGATATGGCCAACAGAGTCCAGGTGATCGAAATAAAGCCGTTGAAATGAATAAAAAATTAGCCAAGCAAAAAGCAGAAGAATTGGCTGCATTGCTAGCCAAAAACAAGGCAACCAAAGATGAGTTGCAACTTAAAAAGGATCAAGCAGACCTTGATGAGTTAAAAAAGAAATTTGACCTAGAGCGCATTGGCATCCTTGCAGCCCTTGCCCAAGCCACAGATGCTGAAACCAAGGCACGCTTGAAAGCAATGCTGGCAATCCTAGATGAGAATGCAGCAGGGGTTAAAAGAGCAGCAGAGAATTTAGCCAAAGTCATGGCAGACAAGGCTGCTGCTGAGGTTTTAGCCATTGCAAGTCTAGGTAAATTTACCCTGGCCCTTGATGGCACGATATTAAAATCCGATGTATTGAATGGAGATTTGGCTTTAGTTGCATCAGGCTTGCGAGGTTTTTCTACGGCAATTGCAGCGTTACCAACCACAGGCCCATTTCAAGGCGCAACAGGTTTTACGCCTTTTCCAGCAACAAATGGCGGTGGTTCATCAACTACCGGTGGAGGCCCCTTTGGAGGCGCAACAGGTTTTACATCTAGTGCTAATGACGCTGCAACGGCTGCTGCTAATGCTTTACTTGCAAAACAATTGGCCGATGCTATCAAAGCATTAAAAGACGCAGCCGCAACCGTTACAATTGTGGACAAAACTAGCGGCCTTATTGAAATTGTACAAAATGCCGTTGTTGACAATAGTAGATATGGCAACAACCTTGCCCCTCCTGGTGGCCTATGACAGTCCCAACAATTAACGCGGTGATCAATTTTTCAACAGGCCCGGCATTTGCACAGGCAATGATTTTAGATCAAGGCATACTTGACACTAATGTGTTGGCAGATGCAGCTGCAGTCATTGTTGATGTGAGCGATGTAGTCAACAGCATTCAAACCAAGCGTGGGCGCAATGTTCAAACCAATCAATTCCAGACTGGCACATTGACATTAGTTATTGTGGATCAAAATGGTGATTTCAATCCTCAAAATACCTCTGGGCCTTATTACACTTTACTCACACCCATGCGCAAGGTGCAGATCACGGCAACCTACACCGACACGGTGACGCTGCTGAGCACCACCTATCCGGTGTTTTCAGGATTCATCACAGGTTATTTCACATCGATTCCTAGTGCTGGCACCTCTGAGGTTGCACTTACCACTATCACAGCCGTTGATGCATTCCGCTTGGCAACCAATGCCCAGATATCAACAGTGGCAGGCACAAGTGCAGGCCAATTAACCGGGGCACGCATCAATAACATCCTTGATGAAATTGCTTGGCCAGCATCGATGAGGGATGTGGATGCTGGCCTTACTACCGTGCAAGCCGATCCTGGCACTGCTCGCACTAGCCTTGCTGCATGTCAGACAATTGAGGCCACAGAATTTGGCGCATTTTATGTGGATGCATCTGGCAGTTTCGTGTTTCAAGATAGGTCAGTCACGGCATCAAGTGTTGCTGGCACCCCTGTAGTTTTCAGCGATGATGGCCTTGGCATCGATTACTTTAATGCCGTATGGGTACTCAATGACTTGCTTATCTTTAACTCAGCCCAAATCACGGCCACCGGGCTTGCAGTCCAAACGGCCACAGATTCAGCAAGCGTGGCCAAGTATTTCTTGCACTCCTACAATCAACAGAATCTGCTCATGCAGGACACGGCTACGGCCCTAAATTATGCCCAGGCATTCGTGGCATCTAATGCCGAAACAACCGTGAGATGTGATGCCATTGAGTTAGACCTTTACACCAACAACTACAATGCAGGCATCATTGCAGCCCTTGACTTGGATTTCTTTGATCCTGTAACAATTACCACGGCCCAGCCCGGTGCAACAGATTTGACCAAAACGCTGCAAGTATTTGGCAAGGCCATGACAATTACGCCTAACTCCTGGCGTGTAATCATGACAACCTTGGAGCCGATCATCGACTCATTTATCCTAGACAGCGCGTTATACGGCATTTTAGATACCAATGTACTATCCTACTAATATGATAAGGCGGTTACAGCTATGACATTTCAGAGCTTCACAACAGGGCAGGTTTTAACTGCCGCGCAGATGAACGCAATTTACGCTAGTACCTACACCGCTAAGACTGCGGCCTACACCTTTGCCTCAGGCGATCAGGGCAACATCTTCTCGATGAACGCTGCTACTACGCAGCAATTTAACATTCCAACCGATGCTACTTTTAACTTCGCCGTAGGTACTGAAATAAATGTATTTTGGATTACGGGCGCAGGACAGCCGACTATCGGCGCAGTAACGCCTGGCACGACAACAGTTATTTCAACAGGTGCAACAAGTGCCACGCCTAAATTGCGTGTGGCTAACTCAGGTGCTACTTGTAAAAAACTAGCTGCAAACTCTTGGATAGTTTTTGGAGATATTTCGTAATGTGTCCAATGCTTGGAATTATGTCATCGGCTGGATATCCGCGTACTGTTAGCGTTAATTATCTTGTTGTTGCAGGTGGTGCAGGTGGTGGTTACTGGGGCGGCGGTGGTGGTGGTGCAGGTGGTTTGCGGTGCACTGTAACGGCAACTGGCGGTGGCGGTACTCTTGAAACTGCGCTTACTTTAACGCCATCAACTAATTACACAGTCACAATAGGTGCAGGTGGCACAGCCGCTAATGCTTCTGATGCTACTAATGGTTCTAACTCCGTATTTTCTACTATTACATCTACTGGTGGCGGCGCTGCTGGTAGTAATGGTGGGGGTACAAGTTTTACTGCAGGACAAATTGGCGGCGCAGGTGGTGGCGGCGCTGCTGATGCAGGCCACGCTGGCGGCGCTGGTACTGCAAATCAAGGTTATGCAGGTGGTACAAGTAGCGGATCGGCATCAGCCAAAGGCGCAGGTGGTGGCGGCGGTACAGGCGCGGTAGGTGGTAACGGCTCTGGCACAAACGGCGGTAACGGTGGTGCAGGAGTAACAACATCTATAAGTGGTTCATCTGTTGCATATTCAGGTGGCGGCGGTGGTGGTGTAGATAATACTGCGGGAATTGTTGGAACAGGTAGTAATGGCGGTGGTAATGGTGGCGTAAGTAGTGGCTCTCCGGGAACGGCTGCAACAGCCAATACGGGTTCAGGCGGCGGTGGTGGCGGTGGGAATGGGAATGGTAGCGGTACGCAACGCGCAGGCGGCGCAGGCGGTTCAGGAGTGGTCATACTTCGTTATCCTGACACGCGCACAATTACAATCGGCGCAGGTTTAACGGGTACAACGGCAGCACCTAGCGGTGGATTTATAGTTACAACTATTACTGCTGGTACTGGAAATGTGAGTTGGGCATAGTGGCACACTACGCATTTATTACAGATGGCATTGTTACAGAAGTTATTACTGGCATTGATGAAACAGAAACAATAGAAGGTTTAGACACAGAAACTTGGTACGGTAATTTTAGAGGCCAACTCTGCAAGCGCACGAGTTACAACAATAACTACAGATTTAACTATGCAGGTATTGGCTATACATACGATGAAGGCAGAGATGCCTTTATTGCGCCGAAGGCTAACTGCCACGCCGAAGAAGTATTAGATGAAAGAAGTTGCAGATGGAGTTGTGCTAATGCAGAGCACGATTCAATCCTATAATGGCTGGCCTGCATCTAAGGATCAGGCCGAGATAGGCGTAAAGTCCTATGCCATACCTGGCACGGCTATTAAACTGCGATGCGCCGAAAAGGTAGCACCTCTTTTAATTGGTTTTGCAGCTGAGTTTCATAACTTAATAGAGCCGTTAGATGTAGGGGCTAATGACGATTGGGGCTTTTGCTACAGGATGGTGAGAGGCACAACCGATAAATTGAGCAATCACAGTAGCGGCACGGCCATCGATCTAAATGCGAGGATTCACCCTTTGGGCCAACTGGGAACATTTGAGCCGGGCAAGGTGCCAATGCTTAGAGCACTTGCACATAAATGGGGTTTGACTTGGGGAGGCGATTACAAAAGCCGCAAGGATGAGATGCATTTTGAAATTAGCATTGATGCGGTCAAGGTGGCTGCATTGATAAAAAAAATACAAGGAGTACAACTATGAAATCACAACTCAAAGCGGCGGCCTTGTCGTATGTAAGAGCAGCATTGGCATCAGCTGCTGCCCTGTATCTTTCAGGGATATCGGATCCAAAGACTCTGGCAAATGCATTTATTGCAGGCCTAGTTGGGCCAGTCCTGAAGGCCTTGCAACCAAGTGAGAAGCAATTTGGATTGGTGAAGAAGTAAGATGGAAATCCAGGCATGGGTGGCCGTGGCTGTAGGTGTCATGGCCATCCTGTCTGGGCTGTACGCAGCTGTAAGGTTTATAGTGCGCTCAATCATGGCCGAAATAGGGCCTCAGGCCAACGGAAAGAGCCTCAAAGAGCAGGTCAATAGGCTGGAGGCACGCCTAGATCACATTTACACCATCTTGCTGGAGCGTTAGACACGCCGAAAGCCGTCTATCTTGTCTATTCTGTCTATATCGTCTATCCTAGGCATATCACCAAATGGTGGTACTTAGGAAAGGGCCTCACATGTCAAGAATGGCAGATTTATACATTGATATAAGCAACAAGTTGGAGAAGGAAAGCAAGGGATTTGCAGCCATGGTCGATTGTGGTTGTGATTCATGCGAGCAGCAGAGCATCAAGGCAATTGAAGGTGCATTCAAATCCATGACCGATGCCGATTTAATCAAGTTGGCACGCGCATGAAAATCACTTTAGACATAACAGCAACAGATTTTGACCACCTAACAACAATGCAAATGCGTTGGGCTGGTACCGACTGGAAAGAAAAAGGTGATCGATTTGAGCCGGTCATCCCACAAACTGAGGTTGACTACAATTGGCAATTTGCATATTGGTGTGATACTTATGCAGATTATTTGTTAGCAGCTGCATATCTGAAAGCAATCGCTGAGCCTCACCAGGCGTTATTTGATGGTGCTATTGCCGGTGATCTCACAATCCTTACAGATTATGCCGGAACATGGAGCGACTAATGGAGCCAACATACCTAAGCACTACAGCCATGGCAGCGATGCTGGAAATCTCATCAGGAACATTGCGGCGCATGGTACGCGATGGCAAAATTAAGGCGATGAAGCCCATTGGCGGCCAATTTAGATTTGACATGGATCAAACAATCCAGGCGTATTGGAAACTTGAAGGCGAGGCAGGCAAATGAGTGCATTCCCTGATTGGGCTATCTTCACAATTATCACATCGATGTGCAGCGTCATCATGTATGCAGGTTATTTAGTAGGCAAGGAGGCTGGCCTTGATAAAGGATTTCAGGCAGGCTTTGACTTAGGCAAGGGAGTTGGCCGCCGCGATGTGGCCAACAGGCCATGACATATCAGCGCACATCACTAGAGGCATTACTAGCTGTTGAGCCGCATATTGGATCAATCAATCGCGCCGTCTATTCCTACATTGAAAGCCGTGGAGTAGATGGGGCAACAGATCAGGAAATTGAAAGCGTCACGCACATCGATGGCAACAGTGTTAGGCCATCACGGGGCTCATTGGTAAAGATGCGCCTAGTCATTGATAGTGGTCGAACCCGGCCAAATGCCAAAGGCAATAATTGCATTGTCTGGATGGCAGTAGATGAAGGGGCAATGTTATGAGTTTTGCAATGGATGATTATGTCGATGTGGCAGAGCGCATCAAGCGCGTGAAAGAAATGTACCCTGAAGCCGTGTTTAGGCCAGCAAATCCTATGGAGCCATTTAAGATTGTGGAAGTTGCAGGCATTACCTACATTGCCTACACAGCTGCACTTTATCGTGATCCATTTGACCCATGCCCGGCCATTGCATGTGCGTGGGAGGAAGTGCCAGGGCGCACCCCTTACACAAAGGGAAGTGAGTTGATGAATGCTGAAACAAGTGCGTGGGGTCGTTGCGCTATTGCTATCGGCATTCCTAGCAAAAAGATTGCAAGCCTCCAGGAAGTCAAGGCTCGGCAAGAAACGCCGAAGGCAACAGTGACGGCAATTAAAAAACCTGAACAAGAGATTTATGATCCGTGGGCAACGCCATTGAGTCAACCTGAGGTTGCAACCTTTGATGCTTACAACTGCATCCATGGCGAGCGCATGGAGGTATCGGGTGAGAAAAATGGCAAAGCCTATTATGGAATGGGCTGCCGTAAGGATCGAAACAGTGGTGAGCAGTGCGCAGCTAATTGGTTTGTGCTCAATGCTGACGGCACTTGGGTGCCAAAGATTGCCAGTGTGAAATAATGGGCGAGATACAGATTCACACAGCTGCTGGATGGGTCAATTTAGAGGACATCATTCAGGCCAAGGATCAATGCACAACATGTGGGGAAGTTGAAGATGCCGATGGTGCTGGGTATATGTCCATTGATCCATTGCTGTTCTATTGCATGAAATGCCGTCAGGCAATTAAATGAGCATTACAATCCGTTATGAGTGCCGCAAGTGTAAGAAAATAACGGAACAGATTGAGCGCATTATTACCGATAATCTTCCCGATCATGTCAAGGTGTTGCAATGCACCAAGTGTGGAATTATGGGTGTGTGTCTATTGGAGCACGCTGGTGCTTGATCTATGGATGGGCCTCCTGTTGGGGCTAGTGATTGGGCGCATTCTCAGCCTATGGCTAGATAGATAGTTATCCACAGGGGTTATCCACAGGCACCTCAAACCTGTGGGAAACGCCCAAGATTCACGCTGTTACTTGACTCCATGGGTACGATGCATAGCGCACGGCAGGGCCCGAAGGAGATCGCCCGGCGGTGGGTTGTGCATCTATTGGCAGGGCTATGTCTATTGCTTAGCAGCCCTGGAGCAAGTGCAGTAGATCTTAAAACAATCCAATCCTATGCTGGTCATGTACTCACACCTTTAGAGTTCTCAGCTGCATTAGTGTTGTGGAATCATGAGAGCAATTGGAATGTACGCGCTCGCAATGGCTCACATTATGGTTTATGTCAAGGGCACAGTGAATACATGAGGCACGCCAATTACCGGCAACAAGTGCGTTGGTGTGTACGCTATGCACAACATCGATATGGATCGATTGCCCTGGCCTTGGAGCATTGGAGAAAGCACGGATGGCATTAAGACATAACAACAACAGCAGTGAGTTCAAGAAGCAACGACTGAGAGTGCTAAGGCGTGATCAACACACCTGCACTTATTGTGGTGCACCAGGGGCTACGCATTGCGATCACATAGTGGCCAAGGTTGATGGTGGTGGCGATGAGATGGAGAATCTTACAACAAGTTGTGCTGCGTGCAATCAACGCAAGGGTCGCAAGTCTGTGGCCTTTTTTTTAGGCTCAATTTCTGCCCCCCCTGCCTTTTCTGAAAGTTTCTCCCCGATCACCGCCGTTACGGTTCAAACAGGCCCGTGTTTTGGCCAACCAGCGCAAGGCCCAACGGGATGAGTACTAAAGTCCAACGGATCAGACAGGGGCTAATGAAGCCACGGTTACACAGCCCACTACTCAAAGGTAAATCTCGCATCGATGAGGTTTCTGATCTTGCCGACAAAATCGGCTACCCGTTATTACCCTGGCAACGGTTCGTACTTGAGGATATGTTGCGTGTAGATGCAGCTGGTCAA